CCTGAGTTGACTAAAACTGTGGAGTCATATCCAAAAAAGACATCCAAATCTTGTACATTAGTTGCAGCTACTTGATAGCCTGGCTGTGGTAAAAAATTTACATATCCATGATTAGACGACTCAATTCCATCTGTTGTATTCTTTGACGAATTTAGTCTTATCTTGAATCGTAGTGGTCCGCGAAATTGCCGGTACATCGATGTTAAATTTCTCAAATATCCGGTGATTGTCTCACCATTTATCGGGATTAAATTAATTATCGGTGCTTGTCCTGCGATGACTGCTGCACGTTGATCTGCTGTTCCTGTGAAGGTTAATGTGTTGACGCTGTGTAACTGATATCTCTTTCCGAGTTCTCGTAATGAAGAATATTTGTCTCCAAAGTGCCTTACTGCCGGGTCATACGTCTTAGATGCCAATGGGGCCAAATTAATAGGCTTTTGCTTGTTAGCCGTGTTGTTTAAATTTGGCATATCCATACCCATAGGGCCTGAATGTGGTTCCGTACGATGTGATACTGGCTGTGCAATATCCAATGAATAGTTGTAGTAAGAGGGCATGCACAATTCAAAGTCCGATCCTGCTGATTGAAAGATGTTAATAAAGACATTTCCAGGTACTGTTGTGGGTGCTCTTAAGCTTGAACCCACAACTACCTGCAGTCTACCAGATGCAAAATCGTCGAAACGATAGACATCTGGTTCTTCATTAGACACATCCGCTCCATAATACACTTGTTTCCAAGGTGTATCTGATAAGAAAGGACAATTAACTGCCATAGCATTTTGACCATTTCGGACAACAATTGATCCCACATATAACGACTGAATTGTCTTATAGTCTGTTATTGTGTAGTCAATGCCTGGTAAAAATATAATATCTAAACGACCTTCGTGGAATTGTGTTCCAACGATATCGAACATGTATTGTATTGAACCTCGCCAAAAGTGAAACAATCGTGAAATATAGTCGATCATCCGAGTGCCTGGTGATATATTTAAAAAATTCATCATCGGTCCAACCGCTTCTTCATATATAATGTCGCCTGGTGCTTGGGTTTGAAGCCAAGAAAAGGTTCCAACATATGAGTATTTCTTCTTCAGTAAATAATCGATTGACATTTCATCCTTGTTTGTTGCAAAATGCTCC